CCCCCCGTTTAGTTTTTTACTGCTTCGTCTTCTTCAGCTTCGATTTCGGCATCATCTTCAGGTGTCTTTTCTTCAGGGAATGCCATGAAGTATGCTTTTTTGCCGAGAATTCCGCTACCTGTAATGGCCTTAACAATCGGCATCATGATGTCGTTTAGTTCAACCTCACCGCTATCGAACAGTTCCTGCAAGCGGTCTGCATAGAACTGAGTACTGCGACGGCCATACTGACGAAGGCCAATTTCATATGCGGTTATGATGTCTGATAAGGACAATTGCTGAATTGCATTATAAATCGGCTTTCCGACTGCCGATTCAAATTCAGCCAGGCGTTGAATATTAAAGTATAAACGTTCACCCTTGCCGAAGAAGTCGCATTTAATCTGTTTCATGGTTTATATATTCCCCTCTCTTAGGCTTTCTTTAATTCAGACAACGGCCCGATACCTGCCAAGGTCCCCTTATAAGACGCCACATCATCATGCGGAGCTTCAATAGAAAGTTCCGTAATAGACGCCCAACCGGTTACATAGGACTTGTCAGGGTACTCGAATTTAAGGTGTACAGGCTGGTCTTTAAGGAAGGCTTCGTTCAACGCTTCCAAGCCATCATCGTTAGCCATGAGCAAGGTATCTAATTCAATGCTCCATTCCTTAAGACCGGGCAAGGTCGATTTCCAACCGCCAGAGTCTTTGTGAGATGCGTCGATAGAGTCGGCTTTACGGCTAATAGAACCGCCTTTCTGACCGCCGATTTTAGTCCATACCGCACCCGTCGTTTCATCGGTGCCTGTGTTTAAATAAATAAAATAATTTTTACCCACCGTCGCTAAAGAATTAGCTGCCGACGGTGCCAGTGCTTTTTTCGGTGTTGATGCCGGCATTAGTATATTCCTCCTTCACGAGTCAAATCAAAAAGGCGACACTCAATCGTATACTGCGAGCCGAGTAACGGTCGCAATGCGTCGAGGTCGCCCGTTTTCTGTTTAACTTTTAAATCTAAAATCTGATAGTTACTGCCATTAAGTACGCATATATCCTCATTCAGTGAACCGACGGCTTGCCGCATTTGCTTTAAGGCTGCGTCGATTTGTCCTTCAAGCTCACTAATGCGAGCGTATCCAACGGATAAATCCGGGTCGTCATTTCGTACCCAGGCTTCAAGATAAATCGTAACAAGAAGCTCGTTTTCGATACTTTCATCATTTACTGTTTCGGACCCTCGAACAAGCATAATTTTGCCGATTTCGTCTACGTCTGCATGCTGCGGGATAACTGCCCCGAGCTGTACAGGTGCGGATACTTTACACGTCATAAGAACATCCTGAATCCGCTTTAAAAGCTCAAACCACATTATCATATTAACTACCCCCTGAAGATTTCACACGACCGATACCCGGAATACTGCGTCGGGTCACCCGTAAGGTCTTCAGGTGTAATCGAGCCTTCAAGCTCTTTTATTCGTCCTTGGATATATGTGAGTTTTTTGCCGTAAAAGTCGTCCGTTTCGCCGCCACGCCCATAAGCTCCGGGCAAGCTGTACGCCTTTCGCACACAAGTCTCACGATACGTATACAGCGTTACAAGCTCATCTGCCACAAAGCTACGGATAACCTTCGCTTGCTCAACTCCAAGACGCTGTGCGAACAAATACAGCCACTTTTCGGCAATAGCAAGGTCGTCACGACTAACATTCTTTCCGAGAAGTTCGTCAGAAAATGTCATTTCGGCCAAGTCATATAACATGTGCATTCACTCCCTTTAAAATTTGAATTCAATCTCACATGCTTGGCCATTACTATACTTCTGCTCAATGGCATCACATATGTCTTTGGTAGCAAGCTTTGTGTACTGACCGAATAGCTTAATGATGTCCGGTCTTTTCGTATCTAGCGCTCTATACAAGAACGGATCCATGCGATTACCGGGATGAAGAACGTTTTTAGCAAACAAAAACAAGTTGCCGCCAGTCGGGACCCATCTCAAGGCCTTGCGATTCTTCGGCCGTATCATGTGCGGCCGAGTGCCTTCGTGAACGAATGGCCCATAATTGGCCAAGCCCTCATCAAGATATACAACGGCACTCTTATCCGTTAGCATTCGCATGTCAATAGAGCGAGTCAAATCGCCCGTTCGTGACGTGTAATTGTGATGCGTTTGTGCTTCATCCTGGACTTCAATGGCCGAGGCTTTTACGGCCTGTCGTATTCTCTTATCGAATACATCCCGACTGACGCCCATACTACTCGCCTGCCTGTTCCGTTTCTTCAGCCGGTTGTTCTACGACTTCATCCTTCTTCGCCTTTGTCTTTTTCGGCTTTTCTTCGACCGGCTCCGTTTCTTCTGTCGGCTGTTCGTCCGCTACAAAGCCTTCAGCCATTAATTGCTGAAGACGGTATTCAGAATCAGCGTACTGAACTTCGTTAAGCCGAGTTACTCGAGTGTTCATACGGTACCTCCTTATGCTCCGGTATTGACGAATACGCCCTTAAGCTTGTTGCTCGGAATCCACAGGTCATGGAATTTTCTGTAATCAAGCTTCCAAGCGTCTGCCTTTTGGTTTTCGTCCGGAGTGAAGATGCGGACCTTGTCTGTCTTAGATACTGCAATCGGCGCACGCTGTGCGATTACGATCCAGTTAATATCCTTCGCCTGAGTATCTGCCTTAAAGCCGCCCGCTTCCTGTCCGCTTGTAGTACCGTTGTTAAATACGTACTGCGTCTTCATACGAGCAGACGGTACGCCAATGATAGGAATTTCATTGTACGTCCGTACTTTTGTCGTTACCGTGCCAGCCGTAAAGTCGCCCGTATCGATGAACTTCTGGATGCCCTTTGTATTGTTAAGAATCGTGCGTACCTTACGATTCATCACGATAACAAGCGGTTCGTCATCGCCTACAATATCCTGTACTGCCGTAATGTCATCGTCGAGCTGTGCCAGGATATTATCAGCCGTCGGCGTAAATGTTGCCTTTTCTTGGCTTGCTGCTTTAGCCAACGCCGCAATACGGCTATAACGATATGCGTCTACTTCAGGAACGACCTGTAAACGTTGGAACTCACCCATAACATTACCCGAAGAAGCCACAAAGTTCGTTTCATCAACACTCATTGCGTCGAGCGAAAAGCTTCTACCACGGTCCTGTGTAAGCTTATATGTACCGAATTTCAGCGTAACTGCACCCTGTACGAAGCCGCTATCACGGTCGTATGTCGCAAGTCCTGCCGTCGAGATTTCGGGCATTTTTACTTCATCACCGCCGTTATAAATTACCTGTGTTGCATTGGCTTCCATCCAAGCCGATGTTGCTGTTGCGAGCATTTGTGCGTCAAGCCCGTCTTGGAAAATTTTTGCACATTCTAACGTATTAATCGCCATTATTTAGTCTCCTTTCGTTGCCTGGGATATCCCCAGTGCCGCTTCAAACTGTGCTTTTACATCACTGCCGGCATTCTGCCCGGAACTTCCTTGTCCGCTGCCACCGTTTTGGTTATCTTTTACCGCCCAAGGCTTACCCTTAAGCCATGTGGTGGCTGCGTCTTCAATCGTCCCGACAGTGCCGTCTTCCTTTTTGAATCCATACTTGCCATCATCCCCGACTTCAATGCCGCCAACAATAAGCTTGGCGAACTCTTTCGGATCCATTGCGTTATGTTTCGTTAGTGCATCAACTGTCTGTGCCATGATGTCCGTTTGGATTCGTTTTTGTTCGGCTTCTTGCCTTGCAGCCTTTTCTGTCTCGAACGATTTGGAAAGGTCATCGAATTTCTTTAGAAGAGTCTTATATTCGGCCGTTTGCTCTCCTGCTCCCGGCTTTTGAAGTTCCGCAATTTGATTAGCCAACGTATCCTTTGCCTCAGTTAACGTCTTAACCAAAGCTTCAGCCTTTTCTTTGGCTTCTCGCTGCTCTTTCGACTCGCCGTTCAATTTCCCGACTTCTGCCTTAATGGTCTCCACCATTGCTGCACCGCCGTCGAGCTTTTCCAGTGCTGCATACAATTCTGCCATTGTCATGTGTCATTCTCCTTTTCTACATGAATGCACCACATTTCGCCTCCTGCTAATTTGTGGCAATATAAAAGGCCCATGCATTCACCAGCACAGGCCTGTAAGGTCTTATGTTTT